GTCATGAACAATGTGTCATTTTGTAAGAACAATCCAAATTGACTCATATCAAAGTCAATATCTTGAACGTTGTATATTCCTCTTATGCTGTACACATCAGAACTGTATTTTCTATCCCTGTTTTCCAGGAACAACATATCTTGTATGTTGGTTTCTTTTACAGCATCATATCTAGGCTGTGTAGGAGTAGCATCTGCTTCTTCCGTATTCTTAGGTCCCAAGTATTTGTGTACAAATACGTCGGTTCCGCCCACAGTGAACATTTCAACCACTGTTTTGTCTAAGAATGTGTAATCGTTCCCTTTTTCTGGTTTATAAAGACTTAATCTAGGCATATACATATATTTATCGGACGATAAATATGTATAAGGAAAACTGTATGAGCGATTTGACCACACAAAAACAAGAAGTATTTGACTATGTACACGCCAGCCTAGGTGGTGGTATGGTTGATGTAGAATTAGACCCAGTACACTACGAAACAGCACTTAAAGATGCATTAGACAGATTTAGACAAAGATCAGACAATTCTGTGGAAGAAAGTTATATGTTTTTACCACTAGTATTGGATCAAAACGACTATATCCTTCCTAATGAAGTGATAGAAGTAAGACAAATTTATAGAAGATCAATTGGTTCAAGATCCGGTGGTGGAGATGGTGGTACATTGTTCGAACCATTCAATTTAGCATACACAAACACTTACCTATTAGCAAGTTCTAATATGGGTGGTGTAGCAACTTATAATATGTTTGCTCAATATCAAGAATTAGTAGGAAGAATGTTTGGTTCATTTATTGAATTCAAATGGAACACAACCACTAAAAAATTAACAATACTTCAAAGACCTAGACAAGGTGAAGAAGTATTATTAGAATGTTACAATTACAGACCAGATTCAGAATTGCTGAAAGATTATTTGGCACAAAAATGGTTAAGAGATTACACTTTGGCAAAATGTAAGTATATGCTAGGTGAAGCAAGAAGCAAATTCAATACAATAGCAGGTCCACAAGGAGGTACATCATTAAATGGTGATGCTCTAAAACAAGAAGCACAGGCTGAAATGGAACGACTAGAAATAGAAGTCAAAACACAAACTGGTGGTGGACAAGGTTATTCTTTCGCAATTGGTTAATTCATAGTTGACAATTCAATAAACATATAGTAATATAAACTATATGAAACACCAAATTATTCCGATGTTTTCGGTTCCTCTGTATCAGACAAATATTCCCTCTTTGGATCCTATAGAAGAATCTTGGATAAAAAATTTAAATTTTCCTCCACAAAGTGTTGGTTTATATGATGCTGAAAATGAAGAGCCAATTAATAAAGGAATGAAAGTTTTAGACCAACCACAACTTAAGAAATTAAGACAACAAATTAAAGATGCTGTGGATAATTTTACACAAGATGTTTTAGACATAGAGCAAAAATTTGAATTTACAACAAGTTGGGTAAACAAATACGGTAAAGCAGATTTAAATCATCAGCATTCACATCCAAATTCAATGATCAGTGGTGTCTATTATATTGAGAGTGATGAAACATCATCACCTATCATTTTTAACAAACCATACTTTTTCACAAATTTATTTCATGAAACAATAAAACCAACTTTTAAAAATAAAAACAACAATCAATACAATCTTGATTACTATGGATTCAAGCCTAAAACAGGAGATTTATATCTTTTCCCATCTTGGTTAGAACACACAGTACCTCCACAAGAAGTTGACAAGGAAAGATGGAGTTTAGCATTCAACTGTTTTGCTAGAGGTAAGTTAGGATCAGGCACTAAACAATTACAATTATGATTATAGGAATATGCGGACTGATAGGTTCAGGCAAAGACACCATTGCTGACTTTTTAGTAAAAGAACACAACTTTCAAAAATTATCTTTTGCTGACAAATTAAAAGACAGTGTGGCTGAAATGTTTGAATGGGACAGACAGTTGCTGGATGGTAAAACAGATGAAAGCAGAGCATGGCGTGAAAAGTCCGATGAATTTTGGAGTAAAGAAATGGGTAGAGACATCACTCCTAGATATGTGCTTCAAGTGTTTGGCACAGAATGTATGCGTGATGGATTCTATGATGGAGTATGGGTAAGTTTAGCAAAAAAGAAAATTTTAGACAATCCTGATATCAACTGGGTAATACCAGATGTGCGTTTTGAAAATGAAGCAAACATGATTAAAGAAATCAACGGTGAAGTTTGGTGGGTAAAACGAGGACAAATTCCTATATGGTTTAAAATGTATCAGGATATAGGTCAAAAACCTAAAGACGTACATCCTTCAGAGTGGGCATGGGCAAATACTGATTTCACATCAGAATTGACTAATAATGGCACTATTGCTGAACTTAAAAATCAGGTACAAGATCGCCTTGTTGCCAACGGATTCCTTCAAGGTGCAAGGATCTTTGGCAATTAGCACACACAGTTTTTAAATTATTGAACCTACAGTTGTGTAAATTACCATCCACATGAAACACATTAAAATGCTGTTTGAATTTGCTTGAGTGTCCACACTTGTCACATTTTTGCTTTAATCTGTATCCTGCTATATACCATTTGGGTTGATAACCACTAGGTCCACCATACTTCAAGCACATCTCACATTGCTTTCTATAATATGTTTTGCCTGCCTTTTTATAGTTCACAGCAGAAGGTCTTTCTTTACATTTTGTACATAATGGTCTCATACGACAGTATTTACCTGCCCTTTCCTACCCCTTTTCTTGGTATAGTAATACAGCACGATTTGGGTATTCGTCATAAATACTAGCAATAAAGTTTTACACTTTAATAGGAGATAAAAAAAATGGCATTAGTTTCACCAGGAGTACAGGTTAGTGTAATAGACGAAAGTTTCTACACACCAGCAGAACCGGGCACAGTCCCAATGATATTTGTTGCTTCGGCACAAGATAAAACAAACAGTTCCGGAACAGGAACAGCAGAAGGTACAAAAGCGGCAAACGCCGGCAAAGCGTACTTAATGACTTCACAAAGAGAATTAGCAGAAACATTCGGTGATCCAGTATTTAAAACTGACGCAAATAATAATCCTATCAATGGTGGTGAAACAAATGAATACGGATTACAAGCGGCTTATTCATACTTGGGTGTTGCCAACAGAGCATATGTTGTAAGAGCAGATGTTGACTTAGGTCAATTAGAAGCATCAGCAACAGCACCAGCGGCAAATCCAGAATCAGGAACTTACTGGTTTGACACAGCAACTTCTAAATTCGGAATATTTGAATGGAATGGTGCTTCAGCATCAACAACTGGTGGACAAAGTTTTAGCAATAAAGTTCCACACGTAATTACAGATTCAACACTATTAGTAACTGGTACAGATCGTCCTAAGACTTCTTTTGGACAAGCAGGAGATTATGCAATCTCGGCTACAACAGATGCTAACACAATGTGGTTTAAAAAATACGATGGTACTTGGAAAGGCGTAGGAACAGCAGATTGGACTGCTTCGAACCCAACAGCATCAGGTAACACAGCAACAGCAGGTTACACAGGTGTAATTGGTTCAGGAACGAATTTCCAAATCACTATAAACGGCGGCGCAACTACAATTACAACATCGGGTACAACGGTAGCAGATGTGGCGTCAGATATTACAGGAGCAGGTGTTTCAGGTTTATCAGCAAGAGCAGTTGGTGGTTTACTTCAAGTTTACTACGATGGCTCAAATGATCAAGACATTATCTTTACAGATGGAACACTAGACACAGGTGTAGCACTAGGTATTGAAGCAGGTACATATTACGTACCATCATTATCTGTTGCTCCACATACTTCAGTTCCAGAATTTAAATCAACTGACACAAACCCAAGACCAACAGGTTCTTTATGGGTTAAAACAACAACACCTAACGCAGGTGCTAGTTGGATGGTTAAAAAATTCAATGGTACAACTAAATTATGGGAAGAAGTACCAGCACCAATTTACGAAAGTAATGAACAAGCACTTTACAATTTAGACAGAGTGGGTGGTGGTTTAAATCTTGCTGTAGGCAGTTTATACATTGACTGGCAACAAGAATCAAGTGGACTAATTCAAACAATTATGAGAAGAGAGTCTACAGGCTCAACAAAAATTACAGGTACAGCAGTAGCAACTGGTATTACAGCAGGTAGTAAAACATTTACGATTGCTGAATCAATTGTTGGTCAAGCGGCTTTAAATTCTGCTGTAACAGTTTCAGTTTCACCAACAGGTGCGGCAACTGATGCTGATTTAATAGCAGGTGCTATTAACGGTTCAGGATTCACAAACATTGTAGCAAGTGTTGATTCTTCAAACAGAATCGTAATAGAACACAACGATGGTGGTGAGTTTGTAATTACTGACACAAACGGAACATTAGGCGAAGCAGGTTTCACTGCTTACAATTACACAACAAAAGCAGGTACAGCCAACTTATACGCAGATGGTTCAAACCTAAGAGCAAGTAATTGGAAAATTTTAACTTATACAGCAAGTGCCAACGCAGTAACAACAACTGCGGCAGATGGTCAATTATGGTACAGTTCAATTGTTGATGAAGTTGATATTATGTATCACAACGGTACAGACTGGAAAGGTTATTCAGCAGTATCAAGTTCAGACCCAGCAGGTCCACAAGTTTCAGCAACTGCTCCGACTACACAATCAGATGGAACAGCACTTGTTGAAGGCGACTTATGGATTTCAACAGCAGATTTAGAAAACTATCCATTAGTTTACAAATGGAACGCAACATCTTTAAGTTGGATACAAGTTGACACAACTGATCAAACAACAGAAAATGGAATGCTATTTGCTGATGCTAGATTCGGTACAACGGGTGGTTCAACAACAGTTGCTCCATCAAGCACAATAGCAGAATTATTAGCAAGTGATTACTTAGACCCAGATGCTCCAGATCCAGCATTATATCCAAAAGGTATGTTGTTATGGAACACAAGACGTTCAGGTTTCAATGTTAAGAAATTTGTTAGAAACAGCATAGATGTTACAGCAAAAAACACTAGAGGTACAGATGCTGATTCATTAATGACAAGTTACTATCCACACAGATGGGTAACTGAATCGGCTAACCAAGCAGATGGTTCAGGTTCATTTGGTAGAAAAGCACAACGTAAAGTTATTGTACAATCTTTACAAGCAATGTTAAACTCTAATCAAGAAATTAGAGATGACGAATCAAGATTGTTTAACTTAATGGCAACACCAGGTTATCCAGAATTGATTGGTGAAATGATTTCATTAAACAATGACAGAGGCTTGTCAGCATTTATACTAGGTGACTCACCAATGAGATTAACACCAGATGCAACAAGTTTACAAAACTGGGCAACAAACGTTAACCAAGCAGTTGAAGACAATGACAAAGGTTTAGTAAGCACAGATGAATATCTTGGTGTGTTTTATCCATCAGGATTTACTTCAGACAACTTTGGAAACAATGTTGTAGTTCCAGCATCACACATGATGTTAAGAACTATTGCTTTAAGTGACCAAGTTTCTTTCCCATGGTTTGCTCCAGCAGGAACAAGAAGAGGTGGTATAACTAACGCAACATCAACAGGTTACATCAACAACGAAGGCGAATTTGAAGCAACAGCATTAAACGAAGGTCAAAGAGACACATTGTACACAAACAATGTAAACCCAATCACTTTCATTACAGGTGCTGGTTTAGTAAACTACGGACAAAAAACTAGATTTGCTGGAAGTTCTGCACTAGACAGAATCAACGTTGCTAGATTAGTAATTTACTTAAGAAGTCAGTTAAACAAACTAGCAAGACCATATGTGTTTGAACCAAATGATAAAATCACAAGAGATGAAATCAAGGCTCAAGCAGAAAGTTTATTACTTGAACTAGTTGGTAACAGAGCGATTTTTGATTTCTTAGTTGTGTGTGATGAATCAAACAACACACCTACAAGAATAGACAGAAACGAGTTGTACTTGGATATTGCTATTGAACCAGTCAAAGCAGTAGAGTTCATCTACGTACCATTAAGATTGAAAAACACTGGTGAAATAGCAGGATTATAATAGATAAATATTATAGGAGAAACAAATGAGTATATCTACACTATCAAAAATTACAGTACCTTTAGACAGTAACCAATCTGCTTCTAACCAAGGTCTGTTAATGCCAAAGTTACAGTATCGTTTTAGAGTATCACTTGAAAACTTTGGTGTATCTACACCGACTACTGAACTTACAAAACAAGTTGTAGATATCACAAGACCTAATTTAAGTTTTGAAACAACAACTATTGATGTTTACAACTCTAAAGTATATCTAGCAGGTAAACACACATGGGAAACTGTTACACTAACATTAAGAGAAGATGTCAGCAACAACGTACAAAAACTTGTTGGTGAACAATTACAGAAACAATTTGACTTCTTTGAAATGAGTGCGGCGGCTTCAGGTTCAGACTACAAATTCGTAACAAGAATAGAAATTACAGACGGCGCAAACGGTGCCAACACAGTGAATGTTTTAGAAACATTTGAACTGTATGGTTGCTACATTGAATCAGCAAACTACAATCAATTAGCATATCAAACAAGTGAACCTGTGACTGTAACGTTAGCATTAAGATACGACAATGCTATCCAAAC